AAGAGAATTTACAAAGTTTTTAAAAAGATTTGTTTGAGTTATTAGAAAAGTGCGTTATTTAGGGCTTTTTGAGTTATGAAAAGAGGCTAAAAACTTTTAAATGTTTTGGGATTGTTTGGGATTGTTTTGACTTGTGTTTTGGTGTGGGTGTGTGGATAGCTGCGGAGTGTGTAGGGTTTGCTTTGGGATTGTTTGGGGGTGCTTTGGGAGTGTTTGGGCTTTTATTAGTGTGTAGAGAAATAGCGAAAATAATAAAAAGTGTAATGGCTATTACAGAATTAAAAAAGATAGCAAAAAAGAAATGTAAGCTTTTGAAGCTCTTGGAGTTGCTAGGGCTTGCTTTGGTATCTTTTGGCTGCTGCTTTGGCAGCTCTTGGCTTTGTTGTAGGGAGTTTGAAACACTATCGGCTAATGTACCCGACCGCACGAGATAGCACAAGGGCGATATTTAGGTATTTTATGGCTTTGTAGCTTGTAGGGTGTAGGGATTTGTTAGGGGCTTTTATGTTTGCTTTGAGTTGTTTAGCTTACTTAGCTTTGGATTTGCCTATATATGAATTTTAATTATTCTTTATAGGGCTTTTAGTTTGTGTTGCTTTGCCACCCTTGTGACGTTGTGGCTGTGCTTGTGGATTTGTGGGGCTTTGCTTTAGAAATGTTGTAGGGGGCTATGGGGGTAAATCGGAGACCCTGAGCGTTATCTAGGGTTTCAAATATTTTTACCATTTTCTTAAACCACTCCTGAGGTAATCCTTAAGCAATCCTGATGAAATCTTAGGCTAACCTCAAGCTAATCCTGAGGTAATCTTGAGCTATCCTAAAGCCAATCTCTAGCTTCTATTAGCTCTAACGTTAATAAACCTATCTAGGAGGCTCTACAATCAACGAAAGGTATCCAAAGGTAAGTTTGTATTACCGAAGGTTAGTTTTGCTCTCTATGGCTCTCTAAATGCTTCTAAAGGGCATATATGATTTTATCCCTATATCCAAGAGATAATTCATAGTTATCTCTCAGACATAGTTAGGGAGCTTCAGAATTATCTTACCTCTGCTCCGAACTATTTAGTTATATCCCTATGACTGACTTCAGCCATAGTTAAAAGGAGTTTCGACATTATCTACCTCTCCGAACGGTCTTATAAAGGAGTTAAAAGATACCTATAACAATCCTTTTAACAATCCCAAAGCTATATCTTTGAGTAAGTTAAAGGGTATCTTATAGCTATCTTTAAAGTTGTTATGCTTATCTTAAGGACATCCTTTATAAATATTCTTTATAGGATTTAGATTAAGAACTCCTAAACAATCCCTAAACTATCCCTAGAGTATCACAGGATATATCTCTGTGTTATCCTAGAGTATCCTTTAGGTTATCCTTAGGATATCTTATAGATTATCCTTAAGTTTTCTATATCCCCCCTACCCCCCTTTTCTCCTATAAGTGGCGGGTGACTTCTAACGCCCTATTTTAGGGGCTTTGAGAGCTTAAGCAAAAAGTACATAAAACAATACATTATTAGTATATTTTTAGTATATTTTAAGCATAATTATATTATAATTCACTTATTATGAAACACACTTACACAGTACCTATTACTCAGGACAACTTGCACTATCTAATGCAAGACCTAGTAAGGGGAGACGAAATAGTCTTGATGAGTATCAAGCTTCTAGGTAAGAATGTTAAAGAAGCCCTAAGAAACTTTGGCTCTCTAAGTACAAAGGCTAAGGTCTATACAGCAGCAGGATTAAGAGTGGATAGGACACTTATAAAGAGAGAGTTTAAGCCCCCTAAGCCAGCTCCTCGTTTCTCTGTGGCTGATATGGATTATATACTCCCTTTTACTGAGCCTAGATTTGATTATATGAATAACAAATAGAAAATCAATTCTAAGGGGTCTAGGAGGCTCATAGTTAAACGAAAGGGTTACTAGAGGTATAATCTATCATCTAAAAGCGTTCGTTGATTGTAGAGCCTCCTAGACCCCTTTATGAGCCTTAGCACTCCTAAAGACCTTTTTTAGGCTATATCTAAAAATGACCCTTTAAATAGGCTAAGAAACCATAAACGTTCATAAAGGCATCTAGGAGGCTCTAGGTTAAACGTTCGCCTTTCAGAAGGTAATCATACTACCATAATGACGTTCGTTGATTGTAGAAGCTCCTAGACCCCTTTATGAATGTTCTCGACTAAAAAGGGAGAAAGCAGCTAGCCTCTCCCTTAACTTTACTATATAAACTTCCTAAACTTTGTTCTTTCTCTCTTACTCATATTAAGCTCAGCTAAGTACTCATCAAGTAGCTTGTTATCAATGCGTTCTTGATAGTTTCTTAGGAGCTTCTTAGGGTCAGCTCCAACTTGCTTTTGCCAATAAGCTACTGCCATAGCTAGTGCATCAAGGCGGTCATCGTGCCTTAAAGAGCCTCTATCTTTTGTTATATGAGTGAGTTGATAGAATAGACTATATACAAATCTACTATCATCATAAGAGCCATCAAGAAATGGCTTTAAATCTTCCTTTACAGCCTTATAGTCAAAGACAAGCTTATGAGCGTTTAGGACTGGCTCAAGGGTGTCTATGATACGTTTCTCTTTTTGGGTTGAATGAGATACCTCTGAGACAGCACATTGATAGATAGTATTTAACACAGGCTTAAGAAGCTCTACATACATACCATCTCCAAAGTTACTCTCTACTAATATCTCATTTACGTTGTTCTCTTTAGCTATTGTTGCTAGCTTTATTAGTGTCTCTTCACTATATCCACCTGTAAGACCACCACAAGCTGTAACGAATAACCTTCCGTGTAGGTGTTTAACTACTGCATATCCTGTTTCGTCTCCACCTCTACCACTAGGGTCAATAGCCATTACTGAGCCTGTGTAGGGAGCATATTCACTATCACAAAACATTGGATAAAACCACCTATCCCCCTCAAAGCCAACGTTAGGTAGCTCTCTTATTATCTGCTCTTTAGCACTACCATAACTAAGGTTAATAGGTGCTTTATCGTAAGGTAGGTTAGTAACTACTAAATCCCCTGTCTTAAGAGGATATCTCTCGCTATCACTTAAGCTAGTATCTAGCATATATTGAAGAGCATATCCACTTCTACCATAAGAGAGCTTACGCTCATTTAGGTCATCTCTTGTAAATCTCTTAGGGTCTGTTGGAGTTCCTGCTGGCTCTCCTCTTTCTATCATCTCTTCAATGCTAGGAGCTAATGCACCATTATAGGTATCCTTTTGAGGTATCTCAGCAGTCCAAACCCTGCAATGAAACCCAGTAGCCCTTAGCTTATTATAGATACTCTCTTCAGTTTGTGGAGTACCTAGATAGATTATTTGAGACGTCTCTTTAGGTGTTAAGATAGCCTCAAACTCTTTTACAGCTTTAAGAAGCTTCTCTCTTAGGTCTGCTGTGGCTGAGTTATTAGGTACTTCGACGTCATCTGCGATTATGTAGTCAGCACGTGAGCCTGTAAGCATTGATGTTATGCCTAATGACTTAACGCTCGGAGCGTGACTAGCTAATGCAGGGGCTACATCAAAGGCTACCTTTGATTGCCTTTGGTCGCTTGTAGGGATTAGGTGTTGAAGTAGTGGTAGCTCACATATCAATCTTTGTGTAAATACACTAAAGTCATCAGCCCTTTGTTTAGAAGCTGAGACAACTAATACCTTAGCTTGTGGGTCACGTAGTAGTAACCAACACACAAAGCTTGAGGTAATCCAAGACTTGCCTATACCTCTAAAGCCTTCTATAATCTTTCTCTTTATATCAGGCTCTTGAAGATAATCAGCTATTTGAAACTGCACTGGAGTTGGATTAGGTAGGTTAAGGTGCTTCCACACTATAAAGAGAAACTGCTTAAAGTCTCCCTTTATACGTTCAATATCACTCTCCATCCACTATCTCCTCAGGCTCTGCTATGATTTCTCCATATTTGTTTAGCTTAGGTAGTCTTGGCATATTCTGTGCTAACTCTGCAAGAAACTCATTAGGGTCTTTAGCAACATCAAGGTCTCTAAGGGTAAAGCCATTATCCTTTAGGAGTGTTATAGCATTTCTTATGTCCTTGCTGTCTGCTTCGCCTCTCTTTAGCTTATCAATGGTGTCTTTTAGAGTTAGCTCCATTATGTCTATGAATAGACCTTGTATTCTCTCTTTTGCTTCATTCATACTGCTTTTGCTCTCCTTATCCATCCTCTTTCGTTTATAACAAGGCTAGGGTTTTTCTCAATAAGTGATTGATAATAGGCAAGCTCAAGTCTATCATAACCCAAGTCAAAGGCTAGCATATCATAGTCATTTATAGCCTTTATAGTCTTTTCTCCTATGACACCATCAACACTTACCCCTACAAGCTTTTGAGCTGCTTTGATAGCGTTATGATGACCTGCATTAACACCAAAGATAAACATCTCGTTTGCCTTTATGTTATCGTTAATATAGTCTAGCTTCATAACATCCCAAAACTCAGCCTTATAAAACTTATAGACCTGTGCTTTTAGCTCTTCATCTTTTGATAAGATAACGCTAGCTCTCTCTAGGTTTCCTGTGGCTTCTATGGCTTGGCTTACCTTATCCCAGCCTATCCAAGATGGGTGTGCGTACTTGTAGATACCATAAAAGGTTACGTCCTTTTCATTAGAGTTCTTGTGGAGTATATTAGAAGGGGAGTTAAACTCTAAGGTCTCTAAGAGTGCCATAGCTTCTTTAAAGTTAGACATTAGCTCTCTCCTTAAACTTTACTCTCTCTTTATGCTCCCCTTTCTTACCTAGATTAAAGCTCTCTATTGGTCTGTGATAACCCATAACCCTAGTATAGATAACACACCTTGTTCTCTTACTATCATCTAGTTTAACCATTTATCATCATCCTCCTCAATGCTTCTTCTTTGTCTAACCATTGGTGGTACTACTGCTTGATAAGAGATGTTACTACCTTGATTAAACCTGACCTCTTTACAGCAATCGTGAATATCATTAGTCTTGCTCTTAATATCCTTTAGGTCGCCTCTTACTTCGTTATTTAAATCCCTTGAGTAATCAAGTGCTTGTTTAAACAACTCATTACTTATCTTTCCGTTCTCTGCTAGTTGGTGCATAGGCTCTTTAAGAGACTTAATGGTATATACACAAAACCCAACTAGCCCAAATACAACCAAGATTAATATACTCACAACCCCTAGCTTATCCGCTTGTAAAGCAAAGTCTAGGACTTGTCCTACATTATTTTCGCCCATCCCTGTTCCTTTCATATTCTTTTATGGCATCTAGCTGTTCTACGCAGGACTTATAGCCTCCATAGACATCTATTAGTAGCACTCCAGCATCGTTTTGATTAGTTATGTTTCTATCTGCAATAAGGGGAGCTTCAAGCAAGAAGCTTGGTATCTTGTCATACTTATTT